AAGTTCCAACTGTATCACTTGCTTGTGGAAATGCTTTGTTTAATCCAGTACCAAAATCACCAGAAAATACATCGTACCACTTTACATTTGTTCTATTTTGTGGAACTGGAAGTATTACCATGTCTTTATAATCACCTTCTAAGATTGAAGACTGGAATTTAAATCCTAAGTGGTTACAACCTTTTTTAAGTAATTCTATTGCTGTACTTGCTTTTAATATGTTTAATGGTGGGTTTAATAATCTATATATTTCAGCACCTAAAACACCAGCTTGATAAAGCAATATAGCGAAAAATGCTAGTGCAATAATTAATTTAGCAGCCGCTATAAGTATGCTTTTCCAATCTGGAGTTATTACTGGCCCTACCGCTGAGATACCAATAAAAGGCAATGTTAAGAACCCAAGGTCTGATGCTCTTTCTTTTACCTCTCTAGCTTGTTGTGCAATAGACATAGATATAGTAAATAAACCTAACGAAGCCATTAAAGCTCGTGCGTTAGCGTCTTGTGGTAATATCTGATACTTAATGTCAATACCAGTAATTGGATTAGATAAATGAACTAAATCCCATATTAAAGTTTCTGCTTTATCAAAGAATTGGTCGTGTCCTAAGTAGTTTTTAAGTGTAACGTGTACTTTGTTATCGTATATCTTTAATTCACTAGTTAAGTCTATAAAGTATTCAATAGATTGTTGTGCAAACTCAATTTCATATGGTATTCCTTCTAATAGTTTACCTTGACTAATATGGTCTTTTACAATCTTATTACCTTCCCTTGAAAGTACAACTGTATCAGTAGTCATCTTTTGTTGGTCTATACGTGCGTCAAAATCAATAGAAACACCAATGTCAAACCTATTATCTGGTGATATTTCTTGTCCTTTTATTTTATGCTTCATAATCTTTTATTTAAGAAAATCTTGAAATGTTACGAACTTTTGTATTACCAGATTTCTTAGTTTCTACAATGTGCATTACACCATTTAATATTTCAGCTACTTCTACTTGGTTTTCTGGCTTGTTTTTAATTACATTTTTCAAGTCTTGTAATTCAGAAACAATCATATCTGTACCCCATGAACCTACATTTAACTGCATTGCACCTTCACCTTTACGCATTACCTCACCTCTACGGAAGTCTTCTGCTAATTTAGCAATTTCATATGTAGTCATGTTGCCAGTCATTGCAGAAAGTTTAGGATTTAATACTTTTTCAGAACCATCTACACGTACAATGTAACCATCTTGACCTTGCATATGTGCTTTACCTAAAGATTCAGCAATATTAGTTTCAGTACCATCAATAAATGTAGGTAAACTAGCAACAAATTGATTTAGTAAAGTAACATCAGTAAGTGTTTTTGTAAATGGATTTTCTCCTACCTTAGCATTTTGAATGTTATTAGAATATGCTTGGAATACAGCCATTGCCATTTGAAGTCTTTGTATTGACCTTTGCTCATTTATTCTTTGCTTTTCATTTTCTATTTGTTGCTTATCAATAACAGCTAAAGATTCTTGTGCTTGAATACTTCCAGCTACAGCTTTATTACGCAAGAAGTCAGCTTGTGTAGACATACGTTCCATTCTTTTGTCAAGTATATCCATTCTACGCTCTGCAAGCCTTACATAATGCTCTAAAGACTTTTGAATGATATTATTTACTGATTCCGCAGTATTTTTAATTCTTTCAAGCCTTTTTTCTGCTTTAATTAATTCAAGTTTATACAATTCTTCATCTGTTTTTATTTGAGAATCACGTTTAATGTTAGCCATGTTTTTTTCATGGTTTTTTTGTAATCCTTCAATTTCTAAGTTAGTATCTGCTTCACGTTTAATTTTGTTTTCATATACTTTTTCTTTTTCTACATAAGATTTTTTAATTATTTCGTTTTCTTTTTCAATAACTTGTTTTCCAGTTTCATCTAACCATTTACTTTCTGCTTCCCTTTGTTTCTTAGCTGACTTAGATAGATTAGTCAATTTTAAATTCTCTTGATAGTCAGCAAGTCGTCTATAATAATCACTATTTAATTCACGTAATTTTTCGTAATAACCTTGTTCTTGTTTTTCTATTGCTTCTAATTCATCATTAAATGTTTTAGTGTCACGAATCTTTTTATCTTCTTCCTCGGCTTTAAATCTTTTTTCTTCAAATTCTTTTTTAGCCTTGTACTCTACTTCAATTGCTTTTTTTACTTTATTCGCATTATATTTTCCAGTAAGATTAACAGATTTTTCTTCTTTATCTAATACAACTCTAGTTTTATCGATAGCTTCTTGCATTTTATCATCTGCTTTTATTTTTTCAATATCTTTTAATATTTCAACTTGTCTGCTTAAATACTCATTTGTTTGATTATACTCTATATTTAAGTCACGAAGTTCTTTAGTATTTTGAGGTATATCTTTAGATACAGAACCGCCTTTAGCTTTAAATGTCTTAGTTAATGCAGTATTATCTTTTATTTCTTTGTATAATTCTGGTAATTCAGTATCAATTCTAGTTAATTTAGCACCTAAAATGTTATATCTTTTCTCTAAGTTTAAATCTTTTTCTATTTTATCAATTAAATCTGTATAAATTTTTATTTCATTTTTATCACCAAACCTAAAGGCTTCATTTAGTTGTGATTTAGTTCTAATTAAATCTAATGTAGAGTATGTACTTTTAGGTGTTTTCCCTCCACTAGCAACACGCATAGCTTCTCTTTCTGTAGCAACTGGTTTTCTTTCAGCTTCTAATTCTTTAATTTTATTACGTATATTTTGATTAGTTCTTTCAGTAGCTTGAGACATCATTTTTTTATGCTGTGCATCTTTTATTTTTCCTTCATCAAGCATTACGTTTATTCTGTCTTGTTCTATTGAAAGTAAATCTCTTTGGTTTTGTATAAACTCATTTGCATTCACATCTCCTCTACGTTGAGCATTTAAATATCTTTCATAAGACAATTTAGCCCTATCTGTTCCATTTGCTAACTGCATAATATACTCAACTAATTTGATAGCACCAGCAATAGCAACAGTCCAACCCATAGTTGTCAAGGCAGTTCCAAGTTTAGTAATAGAACGCTCTCCAGTTTTTGCATCTTCCGCTGTCCTTAATAAAGTTCCGCTAAATGCTTTTGTTTTTAATTCAGATAAAAGAACCGCTCCTTTATAAGTAGCAAATGCTATTGTTAAATTTTTAAGTGTATTAAGTAAAGAACCAATATTATTAGCTACTCCGTTTATTATAAATGCAAATGTTCTGTTTAAACTTATACTTTTTTGCAATCCATCAAAGTATAATGCAATATTATTTTTAAGCACGTTAAATGCACCGCCAAGTGTTTTAAGTCTTTCCTCTGCGTTTTTACCCATACTTCTTTCAAGTACTACAGCAAACTTCGGTAAAACTTCGTCAGCAAGCACTTTACCATCTTTCATCAATTTGTTTAATTCAACTTCTGAAACACCCATAGATTTTGCCATCATCCCAAAAGCACCAGGCAATCTCTCACCTAATTGCTGTCTTAATTCCTCTGCTGAAACAGTACCCTTAGAAAACATTTGAGATATAGCAAGTAACGAACCTTTTATATTGTCGTTTGATAAAGCAAGTGCTGAACCAGCTTTAATAACACTTTCGTATATCCTTCTTCTTTGATTTAAACTTAAATTTGATGATTCAGACGCCGCAATAAAGTTTTTATAAGAATCAATTAAACCTATTAAATCTTGTCCGTATTTGTTTGCAATTGTTCTTAGGAAGGCAAAGTTAGCCTGATACTCTTTAGTGCTTCCAGATATGTTCTTTAAAGCTAAATTCAATGAATCTAACTTAACTTGCGTATCAATTAATGCACGAATACCATCGAATACACCAAAAGCAAGTCCTAATTGTGTTAAAGCATATTTTAATCCGCCTATTGCTTTTTGGTAATTACCTACATTACGAAAATTATCACCTACTGTACTATCAAGTTTTTTAAGTGCTTTATCACCTTCAATTGCTGATTTAGTAGTTTCTTTATATTGTTTACTTAACTTATAATATTCAGCTGAATTTTTCTTGCCTTGTTTTTCAAGTTCAAGCATTTCAGCACCTAATCTTTTACTCTCATTCTTTAAATCACGAGTATTTTGTGCTAGTTGTTTATAAGCATCAGATAAGTCTTTTTGATTTTTTACAGCACGTTCATTTGATTTATTTATTTGCTCTTGTGTTTTTAATGTTTCACGTTTAGTTTTTTCTTCTTCACGCAAAGCTTGTTCGGAAGTCTTTTTAGCTTCACGAATTGCAATCTCATTGGCTTTGTTTACTTTAGTTTGAGTTTCAACAGCACTAGTTAATTCCTTAACCTTGACAATCAAGTCGTTAATTTCCTTTACATTGTCAGTTTTAACGCTTTTTAATTCTTTTTTAAAAGACGTTCCAACTTTTACTAGTTCTTCGTTTAGTTCAGAAATCTTAGTTTTTGCTAATTCTGCACTATCTACAACTATCTTGAATATATCGCCTTCAAATATATCGGAACTCTTAATTTTTTCACTCATATCAACTTATATTACTTTGTTTTTCGTATTCTTCCATTATAGAGTAAAACTCCGTAACAGTTATAACTTTCCAATCTAATCTATAACCAAGCCACTTTCCTAAGTAGATTAAAGTTTTTTCAATACTCAATCCTGATTCAGAAGTTTTCTGTAAAGATACAATTTTAGCATCTTCTATTTCTATTTGTGTTAACTTGAAATCATCTTTTGTAATCAAAAACTCACATTGTAACAATGCTTTTTTCTTTAGAATATCCAAATACTTCTTATATTCTTTATTTACTCCACGTTTCTGCAAGAATTCATCGTATAATTTGTTGAATGCTTCTTGATTATCCGTTTCTTCTTTAAGTTCTAAATGAACATACTTTAATTCTCCGTTCAAGCATTTCTGCCAATTAAACAAAGGTATTTCATCAATCGATTGATAATGTCTTTCTTGCATATTTAATCATTCTTATTTTTATTTCATTTTTTAACGCAGTCATACTTTCTTCCGTTAAACCTACAATATCATTACCATATTGCTCAAATAGGTTTGTAGTGCCTAAAAAGTTGGTTTTATCAGCATCTGCATCAACTACGAATCCATCATTCATTACTTTTATAAACATAGAGTTAAAAAACTCTCCAGTATCAAATAATGTATAATGACTTCCAGCTCTTTTTGTAGGATTAATTTGTTCCGTAAGTTGTGAATACCTACCAATTACATTTCCTTTAGCATTTACTCCTAAATCAATTAACTGGTGCTTTTGAATTAAATATTCAATTACATATTCTTGAACTTCCTTATCGAATGAATAAAACCACGCATCAACTTGTTTGAGTAGTTTAACTTGTTTTAGTTTTTTACCTAAGTCAGTTTTAGCAAAAAGGTCTTTCATAATTCAAAGGTAAAAAAAAAGAGGTACAAATTAATGTACCCCTTCCTTAAATGTTTACTTAAATACTAAGATAATGGAGTAGTTAATTCTCCAGTATAACCAGTTTTTGTAACAGTAGCAATAACAAAGTGACCTAATGTTTGAGCAGCAAAGTTCAAAGTATATTCACCATTACTATAAGTAGAACTTGTTATGGTAACTGTACTATTAGTATTTCTATTTTTCAATGTGAAATTAGGTGCAATTAATCCTAATACTTGAATTGGATTTTTAGCCGTACCATAATTAAGTTCTGCTTTTAAAACTAAGGTAGTTGTAGTTGCACTTACTTTTGTTAATACTACATCTAATAATCCTTCAAGACTATTAAAGTCAAATGAATCAGTTGTGTCAGATGGAGTTAATAACCACATTGTAGACTCATCAAACAATCTATAGAAGTCAAATCCTACCATGATTTTTTGTACTGCAGAATCAGTAGCAAACATCATTTTTGCTTCAAAAGATTCGTTATCTACTGGAATTGGGTATAATTTAGTTCCAACTTTAGAACCAACTAAGTTTCCGTTAACATCAACAATGTAAACACCAAAATCAACACAACGATTATCGTGTATTTTACCTAATAATTGTGGAGTTTCGTTCCATAACTGCCCAGCAAAAGAACGCTTACCTTGTTTGATGAATACTTTACGACCAGATGGAGCTTCTTCAAATGTAGAATCAGCTTTAGCTAACTCAACATTTTCAAATTGTGGAAGTGGAAACCATCTTTTAGAAGCATCAACTTGATTAATTAAAGCACTAAATACACTTGTATCAAAATCAGTTGTTAAGTCTAAAGAGTTTTTAGCACCAGTTGAATCTTGCAACGGAACTAAGATAAGTTTTGAGGTAACTGATTGAATCGTTACACAGCTTGGTCTACCAGTATTGGATAAACCAGAATCGCATTTACATCCTAATGACATATTTTTAAAGTTTTAATGATTAAAGAAAAGAAGGGGAGTTACCCTCCCCATTCAAATTAAGGTTTTAATAATGCAGTTTTTGCAGTAGAGAAAGTTCCTTTAACAAAAGCATTGTAGTGATTAGATTTCACATAATGAACCGCACGTGCTTCACACAAGATTGTCATTAAGTTTTTAGTGAAGTCATCATTCACATAACCAACTTGGATATTTAAATCCTCTCTAATACGTAAGTTAGATTTAGTGAAGTCACCAACTAAGAAAGTACCAGCAGTCATACCTGTGTTTTCTACAACTGGAATACCTTTAACTCTAGTTACTCCGTTAGCATCAACATATTGCATAGCATAAGTGTACTCACCAGTAGTTGTTTTGTTCAATTGCATTTTAACTGCATCCTCTGGGTGAAGAACAATATAGTTAGCATTAAACAATCCAGTTTGGATTTGTGCGATTGCTACAGATAATACATCAAACTCATTTGGAGTAACATACTGTAAAGCGAAGTTACCAGCCGCCCAAGCAACAGCATTAGCTAAGATACCAGTTAAGTTATCTCCAGTACCATCACCAGAAAGGATTTGAGAATCTAATTTCAATTCAACGATTTCCATCAACTCATTGTTAATTTCATTACGCATGAATGGTAAATCAGCAATCATTTCCTTAGAAACTTTAATCCATGCAGTAACTTTCTTAACCGCTACTGAAGTTTCAACTACATTGAAGTCAGCTTGTGATTTTAAAGCACCCTCTGCTGTCATATCAGCACCACCTTCTTGTCCACTAGACTGAATGTAAGTGATATACTTAGAAGTTGTACCAGAAGCATTAACTAATTGACGTAAGAAAGGCATTCTACGTGCAATACGAGTAACACCAGCTTCTAATTGCGATAAAGCAACTGTACCACCAGAGTAGTTGTTCGTGATTGACATTGTACCTACTGCTTTGATGTCAAGGTTCATTAAACCACCTTTTTCAGCAATATCCTTGATTTTGTCAATAGAGTCAGAGTAAGCATCAGCAATAGCTTGTCCGATAGATTTCAAACTAACATTTTTTGAAGTTTTTTCTTCTTTCATTCCTTCTACTAAACCTTCCAATTTTGCAATTGCAGATTTAACTTCGGAGTTGTCAGATTTACCTTCTAAGTCTGTTAATTGATTTTTCAACGCTTCTAAGTCTGTTTTAGAAACGGAATTTGCTGTTTTTTCAGCGACAATTGAGTTTACTTTCTCAATTACTTGTTCTGGAGTCATTTCCATTTTTGTTTGTTTTTGGGTTAAAGTTTACAAATTTTTTATCTACGCTACGTTGGGTTTTCGTTGTGTAGAGTGATTTGCTCGACTCTAACGCTTTTAAACTAACATTTACAAGCATCTTTATATTTTGAGACAGTATAGGTAATAATAATACCACTTAAATTAGCATCAAGTATGTTTTTATACATACCATTCTCTGTTTCAGTTCCAAATCTACTAAAAACTTTTCGATTAAACTTCTCTAATCTCTTATAAAGTGAAAATTTATTTATTGCTTTCTCAAATTCTTCTTGTAAAGCAATCATTGGTTCAGAAACTTGAAGTCTATGGTCTTTAGTATAATAGTTCTTTACATCAGTTTCATCAAGGAACAATACAGTCATTTCCATATCTCTTTCAATTGACGAATCCATACCGTAAATTGTTTCACTATGATTTTCAAGTAACCACACTAAAGGTGTCTTATTCAGTAAGTTATTATCTTTTTTAGCAAACTCTATGTTAGTAGCTAACT